GCTGTGGCTAGTATTATATTGTCATTGATATCAAGATCTAGACTTCCGAGATTTCTTAAAGCCTCGGTGCGCACTGCTCCTCCGATATCTTTATTGAAAGCTGATATAAATAGCTCTCCACCATTGGGTAGCTTAACACCCTTAGATAGAGAACCCTGTTTTCTAAGTTCATCTACAGTACGAGAAAATTCACGAGCGTTTCGTGCCTTCTCATCTTGGCCACTTTTGAACTTATCTATCTCTTCCACCACTACCAGTGGAATATGAACTATATTGTCGTCGAATTTAAATATTGCTTTAGGATCTATTAGAATTACATTTGTATCTAGTATGAAAATTTTACGCACTTGCTCTCCGTGGTTATACTCTAAATATTTCAAATAAGGACTTTCTCAATCTGTGCTTTGGTGTGATACCAATGGGGGTTAATAGCTTTTCATATTCAGTGATGACATCCATAGCCTCTTCTTCAGACTCCCACTGATAGTCCTCTTTAGCCTCTATCTCAATAAATCGCCTAAGTTCATTGAGGTTTTTGTCATACACTATGTAATATGGAATAGTAACTTTATCCAAGATAGCTATTTTATGAGTTTTATATATAGAGAAATTAGGTTTAAAGCCCAACATGTCACAGAACGCTGTAACTGTGTGTTCGTCGTTGCCCGCTGCCTTTAAATTAACCTCAACTCTGTGATTGTTGTTGGAATCTTGAGTTTTCTTCTTCATAGTAAGTTCACCGACATGCTCGTTGTGCCTGTAGCGTATGAAGTCATCACTATTGTCTTTGACATAGTAATCATCGTAGGAACTCACTGTTAACCACGTTGGATCTAGTGTGTTAACCATGTCAATGAATTTGTTGACGTTAATTTCATCAGCTGAGTATTTAAACTCAATTTCTTTGAAGTTCATAACTTCCCCTTTAAACGACATCTCCCAAATTTACTTGAAAAGAATGGTAGTAGGACGTGTCTCTATCGCTTTCTACGTAAAAGTTTAACATCTGGCTAGGGTACGATACATAACCTAATAAATCGCCATAGTGATCATCCGATACTGGAGATCCATTAACTATATGTCTACCAAGACCTGAAATGAGAGGAGAGTGATAGTGACCTATTCTAATACCCTTTAAGATCTTCCCTGCTTGATTTGAACGCTTAAGAAGTTGCTTCTCTAGACTTACTTCCGTAGGTTTAAGTCCAGGTGCATGTCCATGCTCAACAGCAAACCAATGCCCAAACATCTCATACACAGCAAACTCCTTGATAGGGATCTCCCATGATACGTTTGTTAACTTGGCTTCTGTGCACATCATCTGCATAGAAGTGTACATTGTATATGTGAGGTATTCTTCTCCAGGTTCTACTGTAGATCTATCTTTACCTTGTCGATCGTGATTGCCACACATACCTAGGATGTCTAGTTTGATTCCTGTTTTTGCTAGTGGCACGATGGCCTTATAGTACATAACTCTTATAACCTCTGCAACTTGTCTTGCATCAGAAAATTCACAAGACTTAGCGCTGTCATAGCCATGAAGGTGGTTGCCCTGCATGAGATCACCATTTAGGATCATGTGTACCTTTACTACGTTGTAGTTCTTCTTGAGACGCTCTATCTCTTCTAAGGTTACTTCTACGAATTTTTCAACACGTCTCTCGAGCACATCTAGATTAGTAGATTTGGTTTTAATACCGATATGTATGTCCGATATTAACATCTCTACAGCAAGGTCTGTTTTGTTCTTGCTGGGTTTAGTTGGCTTTGGGATTTTAACCGCACTAACATTGCCACTCTTGATAACCTTCTCTATTGCCTTAACTACATCTTCTTGTTGATTGAGATGATCTATAATTACGTTATTTTCTTTTTTTACCTTGCGATTAGAGTTGCTGGCGCGACGAGCGGATTTAATGTTGCCTATCATCTCATCTTCAGTAAAAACACAGTTCTTGTAGTTCTGATAAGCCCACTGAAGTGCTGCCTGTGTTTTGGCTTTTTTAAAGCTAAACTTTGAGTTGAACTCTTTTGCAATGTGATTCCATGAGGAACCTTTTGCTAGTTCATCACCAATGAAACGAATCATGTCATCGGAATAAGTTCTAGCTTTAACTTTGTCGTCTTTACTCATTATTTTCTCCACTTTCTCTATCAATGAATCGTTTGATATACCAAATTGCTTTTTGTAGGTCTTCTTCTATTTTATCAGAATTCTTGTGACCTGCTCTTGCGATATATTTTACCGCGTTTCCTAAACAGAAGTCCAAATCCCAGTCTTCAATGACGTCTATGGCCTCAATTTTGCCAGCATTATAGTGTTTAGGGTGATCTACGGTGCTGGGACTCTGATGCTCATTGCAATGAGGGCATCTCCAATTATTTAGGACAGTATTTATATGCTCAACTTGTTTCCCACACTTTGTGCAGTTTGTGCTTATGTTGTTAAAGGTAGGACTACTGTCTATATAGTTAGTATCTATTGACTTTATATTTTCCATATTTTCTCTCCACATCTTGCGACAAGAGTTGCAACGTTCTGTTCTATTGTGTGTAGATTTATTGCAACCTTTACATTTTAAATCTTTCATACAGATATATTATACCTATATGTTCTTGAGATATTGTAGGACTTGATACGAATCGCCGGTAAACTCAGCATACTGTTCAGCACGTTTTTTCATGACTTTCCAACGGGTGTATGTGCCTTTGGTTATCTTTCCACCTCTATCTTTGAGCTGCTGTTTAACCCTAAGGAAGTCACCTAGTATTGTTACGAAACGTATATTGAACTCGTGACAGTTCCTACGTATGAAGGTGGAGGTCTTTATATTTAGATCATAAAGGACTATGTTGCCGTCTGGGGCATTTCGTATTAGATCAAGATGGTTTTTTTTTCTATTGTCATCGTAGGATACATAAGTGATGCCTTTATTGTGCTGCAGCTGCTTACACACCCAAGACTTTCCTGAGCCTGCTATACCAGAGACTACGTAAACAGTTTTTTGATTTGGGTCTGGATTAGTAAGCTTGTCTTGGAATGCTTGATATAAATGTTTATTACGCTCAATATGGCTTATTCTCATCTTCTCTTTGACTTCTGGTCTTTGATGAGCAGCCCTTACCCCTTCACTTACCTTCTTGATGTACTCAGGATCTGAAGCCATTTTCTCACCGCGCTTCTTAGCTTGCTGTCTATTGTCAGAGTTAGACCAGTACTTTTTACGAGCCTTAGATATCTTCTTGCGGTATGTTGGGTCAGACCATGCTTGTTTAACTATCTCACTTCTTTGCTTAAAGAGTGTACCATCGTCGTTAACCCATCTTTTCTTGTGGGCTTTACTCATTTTTTCTTTAGTTGAATTTGGAACAGTTGAACCTAACTTAGCATCAGACATCTTTCTTCTAGATTCTTGTGAATAGACAGCTCCATTAGAACCACCTGTTTTGAGGTTGTAGCCATTAGGGTGTAAGGAGTCATTTGAGTTTATGTAGAGGTCTTCTAGAAGATCTAGCTGTTCTTTGGAATCTGCTTTTGCTAATTCTTCTATCTCAAAGGCATCTTCACCGTGCTTGTTGATAGCATTGTGAAATAAATTGTTGTTGTCAAGCCGTGATGAAGAGCGGTGACCTCTCCACCGTTCCTTTATAGATCTTGTAGTTTGACCTATATAAATCTTTCCGTTTTGTTTTTGATTTTATATATGTACATAATTAACACCTACCATGATCTATTATACTTTTTTATCACAATACCGGAGTTAATTGCCTAATGATTTTAACTGCTTAAAAATAAAAAGGGCTAGTAAAAACTAGCCCTTTTAATAAGAATCTTAATGATTTCAACTACTTGTTTATTTTCCCACGTTCTTGAAGAAAGCAACGAACCGCGGACAATAAACAAACAAAGCTCCGTACATAACTATTGCAAATTCAAGTGCAGTACTTACAATCGCAAAATTTATTTTGCTTAACGGCGAAAGTTGGCGGAACCGCATAGTTTCAGCTCTCATGTCAAGCAAAAATGCCTCACCAAGACCAGGCTGTTTAGTACCAACGTCTCTAAAAGATGCAACGGCATTACCGATGAATCGCTCAGTTCCTGCAGCACCACCGGCTGCTGTTCTATAGATCTTGAAGTATTTACCACCAGCTGAAAGAGCAGGAAGAGTGATATCGATAGATGATTCACCACTGCCGACAGCTTGCGAAATCTCAGCAGAAGGAGCACCTTCACCATAATCATTCACTTCAGTAATTCTATACTTATAAGTAGCACCATCTACCAATGATCCATCATTGGCACCAGATTCACCACCAGAAGCACCAGAAACAGCAGAAGGAGCATTAGCATTAACCCCTTGAGATCTAACACCAGCTCTAGGACGTAAGAATAGGTTTGGCTTAAGATCTACTGAACCAGCAGATGTAACCACCTTAGATACGTCATAACCTACAGTCTGGTTAGAAAGACCAGGTGCAGATCTGAACTGTGGATAGAACTGTTGGATGAATGCAGACAAAGCTCTAGGCTCGATGTGTAGCTCAGTAGGATTACCGAAGTTTTCCAATGCAATAACAGATAGAGCTTCTACATCATCTTGAGTTAGAATTCCGCCGTCAAGATCTTTTCCGATAGAATCAGAATCTCCATATCCTTCAAAGTCTCTAGAGATTTGCTGACGATCAGTATCACCAACTGTAAGTTGCTTAAGAAGACCGTTCATAGCAATAGAGTTTCTAGGGATGTCGTCGTTTGATCCAGTCATAAGACCAGCTGAGTTCATGAAGTGTGCATGACCCCAATAAAGTTCACGTTCAACGTTCTTAAGAAGATGCATTGTACCTTCTTTAGCTTGTTGCGCGACTATGTCTCCAACCGTAGTTCGAACAAGAGTCATTTGGTGGGTTACCTTTCTTCTTGTTCCGAAGAATACGATCTTTTGACCGTCACGTACGTAAGTAGAATCTTCTTCTTGTGGCGCACCACCCTCACCAATATATGGCTGAGAATCAGATCCAAAACCTACCAAACGATTGTATTGCTCGAATAGATTATAAGCTTTGTCAACTGAAACAGCTGGCCAAAACTTTAAATTACCCATATCAAAGGTGATACTCTTAAGAGTGCTTTCCAATGATTCGGCTTGTAGTACACCACCGTATACTAAATCCGTGGGTTTACCTGCGCCACCGTAACCGGCGCTAATAGCTTTGTTCAATCTTTCGATCTCTTCTTGAGAGACCAGACCTTGCTCAAAGCCGTCCATGATGTTGTTTACACTCTCACCGTAATGCATGATTATCTCCCCTTATTTGAGACCATATTTGGCTGCAATAGTTTGTACTTCGTAATCAGAACCAGTTTCTACGCGAAAAATATCCGCAGAATCTACTTCTGTATTTCCAGATTTCTTAAGTTCAAAAAGCTTAGTAGCAACATCAGATTTGTTCAAAGGCTCTACTTCGTCAGCTGATTTTGCAAGAGGCACGACTCCAGCAGGAACTCCCGCTCTTTCTACAGGTTGATCAGCAATCTTAGCAACCATGTCAGCAATACCAGTTAGCTTATCTTCTAGAGAGCATATCTTAGCATCTACATAGGACTTCATAAGTTCTTCGGTGTCATCCAAAGACTTCTTCATGTATTTCATGTCGTCTTTGTCTTCGTCCTCATCCTTATCTTTGTCCTTGTCTTTATTATCGTGTTCTTTTTTCTCAACAGCGTCAGCTTTAGCTTTTTCTGCTTTTTTGTCTTCATCTTCGTCGTCGTCTTCTGCTTTTTCAACTTCGCCTTCAGATTTATTAGCTTCAAGTTCACCATTTGCAGGTTTTCCAGCTATTCCATCTTCACCAGGTCCACCGAGGTTAATCTCAGCAGCAGAAAATCTAGACTTTCTCAGTTCATCGATTTCACCAATAGTTTCCTCAATAAGCTCAGCAAGTGTCTTTTCGTGATTTGCCATTGTTATCTCCTTTTTAACTACCGGTTATTGTCCAAGACCAGCTAGTTTCTCATCGCCTCTCGTTACAATAGCGAATTCGTCACCTGCACCACCATTTTCTTTAACAAGCTTTACATCATTAGCAAAATGATTGCATATTCTAAGAACTTTCAAAACATCCACACTAATATCACCTTGAAGATCTGCGATAACTTCATCATTCTCATCATCGTCATCAGCCCCTATAGCAATTCTAATAGTTCCGGGAATCTGAACTCCAACTCCAAGAAATGGATTTGAAGAATCATCGATACCTACCATTGGGCTAGATCCGACTGTGTGTGATTGTTCGTAGGAAACGCGGATATTTGTGGACTCATCACTGTCATCAATGATTAGTGTAACACCATCATTACTAACAACAGTCATGCCTCTCATTTCAGCATTTCTCTCAATTTTTTCAAGAATTTGTTTTTCCATGGCCATTATTGTTTCTCCTCTTTTGGATTCTTATGCATATAAAGAATACAATATATAACTTATATTACCATATGTCATTGGTTAAACATATGCTATTGTTTGCTTATCATAGCAAGAACTTTTGTTAAGCTAAAATTTTTACCACAAGATCTGCATTTGACTTGGTGTTTTGCTTGTATTTGCTCTTTTCCACACTTATCACAGGTGATGTACTTGAAACCGTTATTTGAACTGGGTTTTTCAAGAGATTCAGCTTGAAAAATATTTCCGCCGTGCACGTTAGTTGGAGCTCCAGCTCCACCGTAACCAGCAGATAAGGCTTTTCCTAAATCATCTAAGTTACTGGAATTATTTGACTTTTCAACGCCCTTAAGTTTGCGAACTATGGCTTCAATTTGAGCTCCAGTAGCTCCCTCTTCTTTTAGTTGAGTGGTTATTCTATCTAGGTGAGCAGGATCTTGTGTTGCCATAGCTGAATGCTTAGCATAAACTTCAGCTGGAGTAAGTTTACTTCTATCCATTACTTCTTTAGCGCTCTTAATGGGTATGGAACCTGTTCCTTCGGCTGTTATCCTATTAGGATCTTGCGGAGCTTTTGGCACATCGGGCTGAGTTTTTAGTCTACCTATCTGCTGTTGAAACTTGTCTCTAGCAGTGACAGACTCAGCAACATTTGGTTCTACTGGCTCTGATTTGACTTCCCCCAACTTTGAATTATACTTTTTAGGTTTATCTATATCCTTTATAGCCTTGTTGATTTCTTCTATATTGCTTCTAATCTTGTCTTTAACGGCTTTTTCAACTAGTTGCTCAGCAGTTGATCTCTTTATAACTAAATCGATACCTGCGTCTTTAGCTAATCGTTCTATCTTATCTAAGTTATTGATTATTTTATTGGCTGTAGCTGTACGGGTAATGTGTCTAAAAGACGGTACGTTGCTTTTAGCTAGGTGCATTACAGATTTGATAAGCTCATAATCTGCTTTTTCATTGTATTCAGTCTTATCTAGATTTAGTGGTTCAACTAGGGTGGCGTTGTTGGCTGGTGTGAAAGTAAGAGCAACTGAGTGGATCTTAGTGTTAGCTAGGAGATTTGCATCCTTGATACCTCGTGCTAATACACCACCTTCCACTGATGCTTTCATCTTTAAGGGAGAGTCTGTTTTGTGGATGTTTCTTAGGATAGCTGCGGCAGCTTTAGCGTTCTGATGATCTTCGTCATTGTATAACACTCCACGACAATAAATATAGGGAGCTTTTATCTTGTCCCAGTAGTATTTATGACGCTCGTCTTCACAATCTTGCTCGGTAAAGATCTTTTTGGCCTCAGTTATTCGACCAAGTGAATTCCAAAAACCTTTTCCGTGATCGGCATTTATACGTCCTCTGCCACATTGCAACTCAGAAATATCTGCGCCTTCTACATTAAGAATTTCACCTTGAGTGTCTTTAAGCTGAGAACCAGCCACACAATCGATCCATAGTCTCTTATCTTTAGCCATAGGTACTTCTCCTATGACTATTATACTAGACTTTTAGGTTATAATCATTTCTAATATAAGATGTGATGCTCTTGGTCATCGTCGTCAGTCCAATCTATGACAGACTCTCCCTCATCGTAGTTATCTTCGATGTCTTTGATCATGCGGGACTCTTTGACCTTACATAGTGCTTCTTTCTCTATCTTTTTGACAGTATCTACAGAAATGCTGTTCATGTGAGCTATTTCCATATCTGAGGGGGGAGTATCTAGGTATTCGGCAGCATACTTAAAAAAGCAGTAGTTAGACATCTGATGGTTGATAGAGTATGGACACCCCGGACACCTCGACTCTTCTTCTTCTGAAAGCTCTCTACCTGCTTGTCTCAGTGCTTTTAAGCGCAATACAGCAAGCTCACACCATGTCTCAGGGTGAGAATCTAGTTTACGTGGACATCTGGGATCCATAGGAGTTTTAGTTCTATTATCGTCTTCCTGCATCTATATTTGTCCGTACAGCGCTACAACACGATATATAATAAAACTATCTGCTATTAGACCAAATATTGCACTAAGAATGGGGTGTTTGTAACCCCATTCCGTTAACATTACTAGAGTTACCATTACTCTGCCTTATTAAGAGCCTCAGCTTCTTGTAGGGTCTTCTCTAGCTCAGTAGGTTCTACTTCATTAGGTTCTTCTCTAATGGCTAGTAGTTCTACCTCGTGAGCAGCATTGTTTATAGTTATGCTGACTTTGTCCCCAATATTCTTACCCTCAATGGCCTCAATAAGATCGGGTACACCACATGCACCAAGCTTAATCTTGGATCTAAAGATACCTTGATCTTCCTTATTCTCTGTAGTAGAGGTTAGGATAACGATGTCGTCTTTGGTAGCAGGTCTACCCTCAATAACTGTATAGCCTCTTTCTACGTCTTCAGCATCAGATGCTTTATTGAAGTCATTTAGCTTGAATTCTTCTGCTATCTTATTTAGACTCTCAGTGTCGAACTTATTGAGCTCAATCATGGCCAGAGTTCTGTACTGAAGATCGTTAGCGATATTCATAGTACTACCTACATCTGAATTCATAGCCTCAAAAGATTGCATCATTTGCTGCACAGACATCTGCAGGATACGGACAGCCATGTTGCTGTTTTCAAGTAGCTGCTCTAGTTGCTTTACTCTAGATTTAAGGCTTGGTTCTTTGTCTTGTTTAAATCCCTGCATTATCTTCTCCTCTGCTGTTTCTGTTTAATCACATTACAGTATTCTTTTAAAATAGTCATGTCTTCTTTTGTAAAGTCTTCTTTTTTACTCTCACCAAATAGATCAGATAGTTTGTTGTTTAGGAAATCTCTGATGTCATTCTCGAGCTCCTGATACATCTCTCCATTCTTCTTAATGATTCTCTTGGATAGAACGTCGTTTATAATATTGGCTTTCCTAAGCTTAAGCTGCTCAAATGATTCTCGAACTCCTGCCACTCTTTCTTTTGAGCCTTTATCCATTGACTTCTTGTCAGATATATCCTCATGTTCAAGGCTCGATTTGGATCCAGTGGATTCCTGTATCTGCTGATATTCCGATAGTTGTTTTTTTGTAAAGTCATACTTAATTGCAAGTTCTCCATAAAGATTATGTGCCTTTGTAAACTGATACTTAGTCAGTGGTTCATTGTTATCTTGACAACGCTTCCAGTGTGCCTCTAGATCTTCGTCAACCATTAGGATGTATTCTGTGTTATTGTCTAATTCTATTTCTCTGAGCTCATCTATCTCATTTTCAGTCAACATGGGTTTACGATTGTAAACTTTAGCCCAAATTTGTTCTCCATATTGGCTTCGATCCCAAAAAACCTTCTTACCTAAATACTTCATATATAGATCCACCATATCTTCAAAATACGTTGGACCTGCATATGTAGAGCTAGTATATTTTTTATCAGGGGCTGACATGTGGATTACTTCGTAGCCTTGCTTTTTATAGTATTCAGCAACAGTCGATTTTCCAGTAGCATCCAAACCTTCGCAGCAAATCCAACTCACTATATCTCCGTAATGTTATTTTTGATTAGTAAATCCCCTCAATAAAATCTTATAAGGGGATTATACTTGTGAATGATAAGAACTAGTATAGAAAGTCTAACTCTCAACGTTTATTGGATTCTTTGTAGGTTTACCATCGATGTAGTTGGCGGATGTTGCTCCAGTTTCTTTAGCTTGCTCTTTAAGAGATTTTTTAGTAACAGCACCAGCGGCTTGAGCTCTAGCATCGGCCATAGCGTGATCATGCTGCTCTTGCTCTCTCTGTTCTTGACTGCTAGTTCTCTCAGATTCTTCCTGCTGAGCTTGAGCTTGGGCTTCCATCTGCTCTTTCATCTGCTTATCTTGTATTTTTTGTCTATCCATGGTAAGCAGTAACTGTTGCCAGCCCATGTATGCGGGGTCACCAGGAATGTATTGAAGTTCTCTTTTCTTTGATGCGTCTTTGTCCCCAAAGAAGATTTCACGTATCTCTCCCTTGGTATAGTTCTTTTCTATAACAGCCCAGAAAGCTTGATTTAGAGGTAGATCAGCTCCAGCTACATCTAACTTCTCTTTTTTAGCTTGTCTCAACAGGTCATTCATAGAAGAATGAACAGTCATTTCAGCCTGCTGTAGGGCAATAGCTGTTTGAGGTGTTTCAGATGTATAACCAAGAAATTTAAACTCATACTTGTCAGTAAAAGTAGGGTCTATGGCTGGGATAATATTATGGTTGATGAAATCCTCAAAGAACATCAGAAGAGGTCTTAGTCCTCTTTCTCTCGACAGCTCTATCTTAGTTTCATTGTCGGCTCCAGCTGCTGGTTTGCCTGAAGCACTAACTAGATAATCAAGTCCAAGCTCCATAGGATCGATTTGGAATTGAGAGCATATTGATCTCATGACATGAGAGTTGAAGTTAATATACTCCATCTCTTTGGCTGTTCCAGACATAGGCACCCATTCAACCCCTTCTAGTCCAGAGATGATCGGAGTACGCCAAGCATGCTGAGCTCCAGAAATAGTTGAATAGAACTGTCTTCTGAAGGCAGTTAGCTGAGATTGAGTAACTGTTCCCTGAAGGTGTAAAATACCTCTAGCAGCATAGCCGTGAGTAAAAAAGTTCGAATTGTAATTCTCAACGTTCAAATGGGTTGTAATATTGATAATAGCTAGTTCAAGAGGAGAGTAACAGTTATGTGTAGCACTTTGATTGACCAAATAAGAATGAGTATTTTCTACCTCTATATTGTGAACCTTACCTTTATAGTGCTTCTTTTCTATCTTGGAGATGCTTACATAAAAAGCTTTATCGTCTTCTCTATAATGCTTCTTAAAAGTAGTCCCTGATATATTTCTGCTTTTTTCACTAGTTAACAGATCACGAATGAAGTGTCTGGGGTATTGGATGCGATATGTGGTTTCATATCCTTCCTTGCTGTCAAATCCATTTTTGTGGTTGTAATGCTTAATTTTAGCCAAAGTACCCACACTATTGGTCATCAAAGATAGTGCATTAACTAGATTAAGGCTTTTTGAGTTAGCACAGCCATCACCATTAGAATATATGGTGCCATCTGAATCTATGTGGCCAGCTATTACCCCTATGCGGGTACCGTGAGATGAATACAGCACTTTTTCGTTTACGCTCTTAGTATAACTGTTACCAGGGCATAAGTCCTTGATCATAGCGCTAAACACCTTTGAATTGACGTATATCCCAGTATATCCACGCTTAGACTCAGATCTGATTTTGCATTTTATGTTGAACTTTTTCATCAGGATGTCTGACAGACGATCTTGTATGTCAGTTTCATGAATACCTAGATCAAATCTAACGGTATTGCCATCACTATAGGTACAACCGTCTCCTAGGTATAAACCAAGTAGCCAACCGAAGTCACTATCTACCTCTATATACCTATTTATCTTGTGTTGAGGGCAGTTTTGTTTAGGATTTGCTACTACAAAACCATGCTTATCTAGATGGCCGTAATTACTCATGTCTAAAGTTTTAAAATTAACTTCATATTTTACTTTAGGGATAGCTACGTAATCACGTTCCCTTATATCTTTAGCTGATACCCAACTAGGTTCAAGATTAGTTTTAATACCCTTCTTGTTCTTGTGCTCCCAACTTCTTCTAGCTGATCTACGAACTATATAGAGAGGGTGTTCGCCTGTTACATGATGAGAACCTAATCCATTTGGAGATATTTTATACACCTCTTCGTCTACAAATCTACTTTTCTTTTCTAACACTTTATTCGTAGAGCCATCGTGTGACAACACCTCGTCTCCAACTTCCAAATTCTCAACTAGCTTAACTGAACCGTCAGCTAAAGTAACATGAGCTGTTTTTGGTAAATAGCAATACCCCATAGAATCAGCGAAGTTCTGTGGATTGAACAGCTTAAACACCATATCTTCATCACCAAATACAGCCAAGGTCCTGTTGTCATATGACATCTGAATATACTTGTAGTATTCAATAGGCATGTTATTGACTTTTTGATCTTTGCGTGGGTCGTTGTTGGTGGGTTTTAAAGCCTTATTTGCGGCAATAATTTGCTTATTAATAAGCTCCTTAGATGCTTTTTTATCTACTAGATACACTTGTTCTGCAGGAAGAGGTCTGAATCTATGTAGTGCTTTACCTCTAGTTTTAACTTTTTCCACAGCTACGTGACCAAAAGTAAGTACGTCTCTGGTGGCCAGCTTTAAAAAATCTCCAAACAGCATCCTATCGTCTTTAGGGGTGTTGTCTGTTCGACCGCAGTTGTAGATGAAGTCTTCTAGCATCTTCATCTCAACCAACTCGTCCTTATTTACGTCTTCGTCTGGATTTTTCTTACACACATGAAAAGAAGTCTCAAAACGCTTCTTCTGTGGGCGAGAGAAATTAGCCATGGTATCGCATCTATTTTGAATAATGCCCGATACTAGCCAGTCTCTCAGAGAGACATCTTTAAGAGTCTTGTTAGACAACTTAGATGCCTTGTGTTTGAAAATGACTTGTTGACCAGTTTGCTGAAAAAATGGATCCTCAATAATGGCCTTACGACCAATATCTTGATCAGCACTTACATCTTCAGGCATCTCCGGTAAAAGATCTGCATCTGACTTAGTAAGATCTTCTATCTGCCCCTTTAAATAATTTTTAAACCAACCCATATATCCTCACTATCTGTCTATTATACCATTGTACTAACTACAGCTCCAGAGAAAACCTCCGTCCCCACCCAGTTCGTCATCATCGTCGTCATCTAAGTCACTGAGCTTTCCAACCTTGCCTACTTTTGATGTGTCCACTCCGTCGTCAAAGTGCAGGTTGTTTATGGCAGCAAACTCTGCTGCACTAGGAGCATGCAGATAGTTGCCGTTTTTGTCGACTATCTTGTCTCTGTCAACACCTGGCATCTCTGATATAATCAGGCCACCTTTACCTAAAATTTGAGATACAGCATATCGAAGGCTGTCGATCCAGTGATCGTTTTCTCTCTCAGGATCTTCTGTCACGTCTCCGGATGCATTCTTCTTGAAGTGATACATATGAAATTCTTCGATAAGGGGTTGAGCTGTTTCAGCAGTCATGAATATCTTTGGCTCTTGTCCACCGGGTACTCTTAGACACTTCTTAATGATTTGGATACCTGTATTAATGTTTCTGTCTTTGTTGTCACCAGAAACTGGAAGACCAGACTTTCTCATTTCATGTACAGCACCTTGATCAGCGGTATCAGGAAAGTAGAGCTGGCATCTATACATGGAATGATACGTGTTCTTCATGTAGTGGATCCACTCTGGTTGAGATACATAGGTTCTGCCATCTGCACGAACTACATAGACATTGTCTAGCTTATCAAGGAAGTAGTAAACTACAGTACATGGGTTGCTCCAACCCCAATCGACGCCGCCATAACACGGCATCTTCATCTGATGGCACTTCTTTACAAAGATGTCGTGATTACA